GGAGGCCGGAAAACACCCCGAAAACCGGCAAAACGACCGCTCGAAACGGTCATTGCAAGCCCAAATCGCCCCCAAAGCCGCTTTCCGCACCCCAATCCTGAAAAACGTCGGGTAGATGGGGGTGTCCACTTAGGTTTCCCTATCGAGAAGAGGCACTGCGCCAATTTGGCTGTAGCACCGAATCTATGGATGACGTCCCAATTTTCGCAGACAAACACACGCCGTTTGCCGCGTTCGTTGAGGTCACCACGGGACGCTGTAAACTCAACGGACCTTGGACGGACCCCACAAAAGCCAATTTGCCGCGAGCCTTGCGGGCTCTAGGCGCATTCCCTCGGAATGAGGTCGATCGTATCGCCAAGACCCTCTATGAAACCGGCAAGTATAAGTCGCCAGAAATAGAGATTGGCCTATTGGCAATCGGTGGAGAAGAAAATACCGACTTGACGGCGCGGATGCCAGATCTACCGCAACTTTATTGGGATGATATCAAAGCGTTTATTTTCGATCGATTTTCGAGATATCAACAGGTCAAGCGGGAAAGACCGCAATGGGACCGGGATGGCCATTTGCTTTGGAAGATTTTCCAAGAGAATAACAACGACCCTGACGCATTTGCTGCGGCGCTCGTCCTCGTGACTGACCGTCCTAACCTCGAGGAGTTCTACGAATCCAGGGTTTACCGCTGACCAAGTGAGGATCACGCCCTAAGCAACAGTTTCGACACCGCGGCGACGGAGCTGTTTTCGTAACCCCCCTCCGACAACAGCTTCAATTTCTCCCGAAGCCAAATGTCATCCCACAAAAGCCATCCGCGCTCATCGAAGTGATCCCGGAGTAGCCCTCGGTCTTGTTCACTTACGATTTTTCCACATACGAGCGCGAGCTTGGTTTTGGGGTTCTTCGAAACGAGTCCCGCTTCGTACATCTGAAGGCTTAGCCGACTGAGAACGACACGCCGCAGTGTCTCCTCGTTGAACAGCTTATATCGGTCCTTGTCCTTCGGAACGCTACCGTCGAACGCCTTGTGCGCAACCCCGGGCGAATCCAGATAGCTCTTGCACTCGACGACGAGAAGCTCGTTCCGTTTCCCGCTGTAGCCGACGACGTCAAGTTCCCATCGCGGCGACGATGGCCGACCGATTTCGACTTTTTCTTCCTTGGTCAGCTCGACCTTGACAGCGTTTTGAACCCAATACCCATCCCGCCAGAGGATTTCACTGACCACACTTTCGAAAGCATCCATAGTGGGTCAAGCGTAGTCGATTCTACACCTCGGATCGACCGGGATTTCCGTTCAAAATTAATGGAGGCGGACCCTGATCTCCTCGAATACCCGTCGCAACACATAGCTCCTCCCAATCGAGACACCGTGAAGATTCCCCCGATCAACAGGTTATCGGCGAGGCTCGCCTGCAGACCGAACACAGGAAATATTAGCACCTGCGTCATCACGGCGACTCCGTAGCCGACGGCAACATTGGCGACCGCCTCGACAAACGACATGCGCCGGGACTGCTTCACGCGTCACGTTCCTGGGCAATCTCTTCCAACGCGCGCCCGTCGCCATCGAGGGTCGCGGACCGCCCCGTCGCCTCCTGCCAGCGCCGTAGCGCGACGTCGACGAAGGCCGGTTGCAGTTCCATCGCCTGGACCCGGCGCCCGAGGTGCTCGCCGGCGATGATCTGCGAGCCCGAACCGCTGAACGGCTCGTAACAGACCTCACCCGGCCGGGTGTGCCGGCGCATCGGGATGGCGAATACCTCGATCGGTTTCTGGGTCGGGTGCTCGGCGCCCGCCGGGCGGGCATTACCTTCCCAATCCAGTTCCCAGACGCTGGTCACCGCATGGCTGTTGTCGCCGCTGTGCGGCGGCTTGTGCCCCTGCTTCCAGCCCATCAGGCAGGGCTCGTGCCGCCAGGGGTAGTAGCTGTGGGTCGGGATGGCCACCGGCTTCACCCAGACGATCTGCTGGTGATTGAGGACACCCAGCTCCGACCAGATTTGTTCGATCAACGCGGCACGCTTGTGGGCGTGCCAGCAGTACCAGGCCGCGTCGTTCCGGCACACCGCGAGCGCCTGGACAAACACCGCCCGCAGGAACCCCTCGGCGTCCTCGATGTCGACCTCGTGATAGAGGTTGCTCCAGTCATGCCCACCGTTGGGGCGGTCCGCGCCGGTGTAGTCGACCAGGTAGGGCGGATCGGTTGCGAACAGCGCCGCCTTCTCGCCGCCCATCAGCCGGCTGACATCCTCCGCCTTGGTGCTGTCACCGCAGAGCAGGCGATGCTCGCCGAGCAGCCACAGATCGCCCAATTGCGAAGTGGGCTTCTCCGGCGGCTCGGGCGCTGCATCATCACCGACGTCGCTTTCCGCTCCGCCGGCCCCGGCACCGAGACCGCCGAGGAGTTCCGCGAGTTCGCGTTCGGCGAAGCCGAGAAGCTCCAGATCGACACCGTCCTCGTTCAGTTCCTGCAGTTCCGTCCGCAGCAGATCCTCGTCCCAGCCGGCGTTGAGCGCCAGCTGATTGTCAGCGATACGGAACGCCCGCGCCTGTGCCTCGCTCAGATGCTCGAGCCGGATCACCGGCACAGTGTCGAGGCCCAGGTGCCTCGCGGCCAGCAACCGCCCATGGCCGGCAATCAGCACGCCTTTCTCGTCGACGAGGCAAGGAACGTTGAATCCGAACTCGGCGATGGAGCCGGCGATTTGTGCGACCTGGTCGTCCGAATGGGTTCTGGCGTTGGCGGCGTAGGGCAGCAGACGGTCCGTCGGCCAGCGTTCGACCGCCTCGGGCAGGTTCATGGTCATCGATGGTGGTACCCTTGGTCGGGTGGTAACCGCATTGGCGGGTTACCGGGTAGCGGTTACCACCCCCCGAAACGCGAAAGGCGCGGAAGCCTTGGCTTTACGCGCCTGTTGGGGCCGGTAACCGGCCATGGGTGGTAACTCAGAATTTTGGGTTGTCGCTAGCGAACTTCCGCACCACGCCCGCCAGCATACGTTTGGCGCCCGGAAGGACCCGCGAACTCCTCGGCCACGACGCAATGGATCGCTCCGCGCGCGCCTCTCCCGAGGATAGCGTCGAACATAGCGAATTCGGCCGGTTTCGTCCGGGAGAAAAGTGTTTCATGTCGGATTGACGCTCAATACTTCCTCTCGGCGTCGGCCCGAACCCGTTCCGCATACCGGCGGACATGGCTTCCCGTGTGGAGTCGCGGCTTGCCGTTGAGCCGAGCCGCGATGAGCGCCAGGCCCGCCACCCAGTGCCGCCACGCCGTCGAGCGGGCCATGCCGAACCGATAGCAGATCGGCTTCCACCGCGTGTTCGCCGCGCGCTTCCAGACGATCTTGGCGTCGACGGGATCGAGCCAGCGCAGCCACGTCATGGCCTCGTCCATCCGGCAGGCTTCGCATGACCTGGGCGGCCTCCGCCATGCGCTCCTCGACCATGCTCGCCGTCCACCGTCCCTCAGCCATGGGGCGCACCCTCGGCTTCCCGCTTGCCATAGAGCTTCTCGCCGAGCTGCCGGACCAGCTCCCGCTCCGGCCAGGTCAGCCGATCGTCCTCAACCGACACGGCAAGCACCCCCTGTTCGCGCCAGCCATCCCGCTTGACGTCGTCGACGGACCGCCGCTCGCCGCCATACCCCTTCGGGTGCCATCTCATCGCTGCACCTCCCGGAGGCAGGCCGCGTAGCCGGCAACATCGACGATGCTATCCAGATGCTTCGGGTCGTGGACCAGGCGGGCCATCTTGAGATCAATCAGACAGAGCGCCACCTGAGCCGCCGTGACCTCGGCGCCCAGCACCAGGGACCAGCGCTTGGCGATGTGATCGAACAGCGCCGTGGCCTCGCCATACTGCCGTCGCTTGTTCTCGACCACGCCGGAGGCGTGCTTGAGCATCATTTCCGAGTTCATTGGCCAGCCTCCCGTGCCAGGTGTCGCTGGCCGTAAAGCGCGATCAGCGCCGCCTCGGCCCGTCCGTTGTCCTTCACCCGCGTCCAAAATCCGGCATGCCCGGGCATCAAGGCGGAAGCCCGCGCCCGGCTGCCGTCCTTGCCGGCGCGCACGCCGAGGCCAGTGCGCCATTTGCGCGGCGCGACGTAATCGGTCGGAATGAACCCGGCGGACAGCACGCCCTCGACGATGCCGAGCGACCTTCCGAACTGGAACATGCTGGTCACGCCCTGTCCGGGCATGGCGCCCACCTGCTCGACGAAAGCGTGGGCGACTGGGCCGTGGGCGTCGACGAGGCGCGCCAGCTCGTAGCGGTCGATCTCGCGCTTGGCCTTTCCGCCTCGCTTCAGCCGGTGCACGGGCATGTCGAAGATCTTGAGAGCGCCGTCGGCATGGAGGAACGCCAGCGCGCCGCCCAGTCCCGGATCGACGCCGAGAATTTTCTGATTTTCATGGTTCATGTCGCTGACCTCCTTCAGCCTTGGTGATGGGGCTCACCCATCGCCTTGCGCCGGTTCGTTCGGGTAGAGATTGATGACCTCGAAGTCGAGGAAGACGCCCTTCGCGGCCTTGAGTAGTTCCATGCCGCCGACCAGCGCCGCCACCTCGTCGGGCGTGATCCAGATGACCTTGTCGCCATGCAGCTCCCGCACCCGGGCGATGGCGTGCTTCTGCTCGCCGATGGCGACCCTGGTACCGGTCGCGCCGTGAAAGCCGAGCAGATAGGCGTCGTCCTCGGCCCCCGCCGCCTCCATGGCCCGGGCGATCGCCGCCCAGCCCCGGCACATGGCGGCGGCCTGTTCCTCGACCTCGTGGTCGCTGCCGGTGATCAGGGCCTCGTGGTAGAGGTCCTGCTGCTCGTTGAAAAGCCGATGCAGATCGGCATCGACGCGCTTGAGGGCGGCCAACGTCCAGCGGCTTTCGAAGGCCTCGGCGGCTTCGGCGACCTGGGCCATGACGCGGGGGATCAGCGGCTCGCCGACCCTGCGCGCGACCGCGCCCGGTAACGCCGCGCTCACCACGACCCCACCACCAAAATGCGGCACTTCTCGCGCGCGCGTATTTCCTTCTCCTTACTTTTCATTATTTACCTCCTTTTTTGATGTTTTGGACTAACTGGAAAAGAAGTGGACACCCCCATCTACCCGACGTTTTTCAGGATTGGGGTGCGGAAAGCGGCTTTGGGGGCGATTTGGGCTTGCAATGACCGTTTCGAGCGGTCGTTTTGCCGGTTTTCGGGGTGTTTTCCGGCCTCC